ATGTCGGAGACCTTCTCGCCGAAGGGTGCGGTGTCGGCCTTGATCGGGGTGTTGTCCAGGAGCCATACGTCGGCCAGGATCTCCTTGCCCATGGCGGACTCGGGAACATCGACCCCGATCTCCTTCAGCTCCCGGGCCGAGATGAAGCCGTAGTAGCGGATGATCTCGTACTGGCGGCTCATCTGCGGCTGGTTCTGGCTGATGTGCTTGATGTCGTTCAGCTCGCTCTCGTAGCTCTTGGGCTTGTAGTTACCCCCCTGTGAGTCATGCAGGTACTCAGTGATCGAGGCTCCGATGAAGTTCTCGTCGGCCGCCAGCTTCGAGAGCACATGCTTGGGCATCACCTTGCGGGTGAAGAGGCCAGTCTGATCCTCCCACCTCTTCGCGGTCAGGTCGGGGTAGACGTCCCACGCCTGCAGTGACTCGTAGTAGGGCTTCTTGGTCTCCTTGGAGACTGCGGCAAACTCACCCGTCTCAGGGTCCGGCACCCACTCCCGCGAACTGGTGGTGTAGACCAGCGGGCCCTCGGCGACCCCAAAACCGTAGATGCCACCCCGGCGCACCACCTTCTTGCATAGCTCGGGATAGTCCAGCTTGGCATCGGCTAGCTGGTCCTCGCACTCCATGCTCATGCGCTCGGCGCGCTGGGTGGCGAATGCTTTGACGGCTTCCTCGATCATCTCGGAGGTGACCGGCGCCGGAGGGGTTGGCGCCTGCGGGGGGGCTCCCTGTTGGGCCGCTGCCTGGTCCTGCTGCTGTGCCAGCGCTACCTGCTGCTGCTCCAGGGTGACGATGATGCTCTGCAGGTCCTGAATGGCGATGTTGGGGAAGGGTGTGGGTTCCAGCGACCAGTTCTGCTCCTGGGCCGGGAACATCATCTCCATCATCTTCGCCACCCACCCCACGATCTTCGTGTGGGTGTCCTTTGGGTAGACCTTGGAGCGCCCCTCAAGGAGCGCCAGGGTCGCGGCGTCGTAGACCGCCTTGTACTGGCGCAGGTTCGTCAGCCACTGGATCTCTAACTGGCGGCGCTCGCCTTCAAAGGTGGTGAAACGTGCGCGCAGCGTGTTGCCTAGTTGCTGCAGTTTATCCTTGTCGAGGACGATCATGAGACCTCCGGTTTAGTATCCTGCGTAGCTGTCGCCGGGGCGGGCGGGCGCTTGTCGTACAGTTGTGACGGTGCGGCGCTGGTAGTCTGCGGCGTTATAGCGGGTGCTGAGAATGAACATGGTGCCGTACTGATCGGCCTCGCTCACGTGTGACCATTTGTTTTTTTCCGGAGAATCCTTATACTTCCCGTCCGGACCTTTGATCCTGACATACCGGTACTTGCTCCGGAGACCCTCGATCAGCAGTTTGCAATCCGAGTCGTAGATGACCCCTGGCTCTCCGTCAGGCCACATATTCCGGAAAGGTTCATCCAGGGCGTTGATACGCGCCACAGGGTCGTTGGTCTTGGACGCCCTGACCGAGTTTCCGGACCCGGGTTTGTCTGTGACGTAGGTCTGCTTCAAGAGCTTGAAGATGCTGTTGTCGTCGGTCTCATTTTGCCGGGTCCAGGCAGGATCACCCACGAAGACCAGCGGGTTGGTCCTGAAGTAGGCGTTTACAACAGGCGCGAATTTCGTAGTCAGAAACGTCTTAAATCCCATATCGAAACCGACAGCCTCTTTCAGCTTTCGCAGCTTTCCATCGAGCCCTAGCTGCATGAAGACCACGGCGGGCTGCCTGGCGGAGTCGACCCCGATGATGACAGGGAGATCGGGGTGGATCGGTTGCCGCGCCTTCACCCTCCGATCGTACTGGAAGGAGGTTTCATAGACTGGTTTGCCGGCCATGCTTTTCGCGTAGCGTCCGTGGACGTAGACGTCTATGAAGTCCTGCTTCTTGCCTTTAGCGAGTTCATCGTAGTAACCCGGCCGCAGGTTCTGCAGGTTCTCCGCTTCAGGTGAGAGTCCCGACGGCTGCTTGAACACATCGCAGACAATAATCGAATTCTCGTTGTCATCTTCCTGTGGGAGTTTCTCCAGCAGCTTGTAATGGTCACTGTCTATTTCGGGCGGGTTTGTCGTGTAAATAATACCTGAGCGGTAGTGAAAACCGTTTGGATGCTCCCTGGATGGTGCTTGCGACGGGTAGCGCCCTGTCCGCCCCTCAATGTGAGAGAGGAGTTCTACGGGCACCTCGCGTGCTTCTTCAACCCATGCATTAGAAATTTCTAACGAAAGAACTCTCTGCACGTCCTCGGGTGTGTCCAGGGATCTGAAGAGCCAGTCGGACTCCACCTGACCATCGGCAGTAGGGAAACTGAACCGCATGATCATTTCGGACTCGCGCCACTTATAGAGCTCCACTGGTAGCAAACCTATAACGGACGCTAATGTTGTGTCCTTGAGCTGCGTCTTCGTGTTGCGTACGATTAGCTGCTTGCTCCGGCGAACTCCGTCAGCACCAGGAGGCATGAGAATCGACTGCCGCAGCAGCTCCACAATGGCCCCGCTAGTTTTCCCGCTACCGACTGGCCCCATAATGGCGCGGATCTTCGCGTCGGACAACATAAATTGTCTGACAGTCTCCGACGGTCGGTAGTTGAGTGATCCTGACGCCATAACACCTATTCCTCTTAAATTGGAGCGACCTTACACTAACTTCTGGAACAAGTCCACCACATCTTCCAGCTTCATGGCGTTCTTTATGCCAGTGCGGAAACTGTTCAACTTCAGATCCTCGCCGGTTCCCGGGCAGTCGTCACAGTCGGCGCAGGCCTCATCCATAGTCTCTTTCCGTCTCTTGCAGAAGAAGGGGCTCATCGTTGTCTCCAGGTTCAGGAAGCTGTTTCGGGAGCGACTACCGTTTCGGTCAGAGTCGGAGGGGCCGGAGGGGCCGGAGGGGCCGGAGGGGCCGGAGGGGCCGGGGGAGCGAGAACCACTTCCTGCTTCTTCCCGGGTGCCTCTTCCGGCGCTGCGGACAATGCAGCCACGGCCCGGATCACGGCCGCCGCTTTCGCCTGGTCGGATGCCTTCTGCCCCGCGGCCTCGATGGTTGCCTTGATCGGGGCATAGAGTGGTTCCAGCTCCTGGATCTCGGCCGCGGCCTCACCCAAGTCAGCTACGATCTGCGGCTTGGTCGTATCGGTGCCGATAGCATGTAGCCCCGAGACGATCATGGGAGCCGCCAGTGACGCTGCTAACTCAGGGTTTCCCCGGAGGAGGTAAGCCACGCCGCTGGCTCCTGCGACGGTGATAGCGCCCTTGAGAGTGTTGACAGGGTCAGATTTAGCGTTGTGGAAAAACGATGAGAAGAAGGCGGCGATCTTAGCGAACATGGTAAGCTCCTTTTTACAGAAAGTGGTATCCAAGGGCGAGGAAGGAAGTAGCACCCGATGGCGCCTTAAACCCTGACCCGCTTTCCCACATGCGAGTCCCGAGCCCGAGGCCTATCGGGCCTGCACTGGTCTTGTAAAGGTCGACGTAGATCATGGCATTGATGGATGTGGTGGTGACCCCATTCAGCTGTTGCGACTGGGGGCCGAGATACAGCCCAGCGCTGTTCACGTTCTTGTTCTGTGTCCAGGTGTAAGCGGCGCCGGCGCTGAACCCTCCCGACAACAGTGTATAGTTGCCATTGAAATAGAAGGCCCCAACGCTCGCCACAGCCGCCGGCCCCCATCCATTCACTGCGACAGGCGCAGCGGGGGTGTCCGCAAAAGCGGTGCCGGTCGCCAGCAAGACGGCGAACAAGATCATGAGCAGGTTTTTTAGCATGATGTCTCTCCTTTTTATGCGAGGACCAGTGTCTTCGCGGTTGAAATGTTCTCGGCGGGATTCTTCCCAGCCCAGAAAGCGGGGCCACCGAAATACTTGACGGCCAGGTAGTATTCTCGCGCCCGGTTGTGGCGCAGCGTCTTCAGGAACCAGGGACCGCCGGCATGGTCGATAAGCCGACAGATGTTGTTCAGCAGCACGCTGTCGGCCTCGTCCTTGTCTTCGCAGGTAAGGCCGATGGTGTAGGAAAAATCGTGAATGTTGCAGGCCAGCGTGATGTTCAGCCCCCAGATGCTGTCGGGGACGAGCTCGCCTTTCCAGCCGGCGGTGCCGCAGCCGTTGGTGATGACGGCGAGCACTTCAGGGGACGCTTGCCAGTAAGCAGCGGGGGCGAAGAGCATGTTGATGGTCTCAGGCGCACCCATCGCTCAATTACCAGGGGGCGGCTTCACGCCGGGGCAGAGCACATAGAAGAGCCAGACTGCGCTATCTTTCAGCTTTTTAAGTTTATCTTTCATCTTTTTTCCTCCCGTTAGAACGGAGCTCGATACCCGATAACCTTCTCGACCGGGAAGCGGGACACCTTGACGGCGTTGCCTTGGTTTCCCCCTA